GCAGAACACAAAATTGTAAGTCTCGGTGAACAAAAAGTGCTGAAATTGTTAAACGTTGCTGGACGGTAAAACCAGCTTATGGAGAGTTGACAGAGCGGTTTATTGTGATCGGTTGCTAACTGATTGTAGCTTAATAGCTACCAAGAGTTCGAATCTCTTACTCTCCTTTTGTGCATCTCGGTTGAAACAAGGTGATACTTGTCCGAGAGCCTTCTTTGGTAGAAGTACCTAAAGTAGCTAACAAGAGACATGGTGATAGCCCTGCCGTAAAGTTATCCGAAACTCGTGAGAGATGAAGGAACTAGTAAAAGCTAGTGTGAAAATGGAGGTGTGCCATAATAACATAATCATAGAGCATAGGTCTTTTCGTTGGATAGAATTGGGCGGTCAAGAAATTGATAGGTCTGGCTAAGTTAGTGGTAGGAGTTTGTAGTCTTCTTCAAAACCTTAGTAATTACAAAACAATCCAATTTGCCGTGAACAGAAGAAATTCTAGTATAAGAAAAGCGCTTAGTATGAGTAGCACAAGGCAAACAAGCAGATAACTATTTACAAGCTATGTAAAACAAATCTGTATCGTGTGAAAGTTGGTGGGTTTCGTTCCCAGCCCTAACATTAAAAGCAATAGGAGCTTAAAGAGTTGCTACTTTAAGTAGAGCCTATTGGGTTAGTCGCTTAATAATGAGAGTGTTATTGTGGTTGGAGAAAAACCGCACAATTAAACAGGATGGGTGGCAAGGAGTCACACTAGTTTCATAAGCTAGAATAGAGCGGTTCGATTCCGTTATCCTGAATAGCAGGTACTTACAGGGAGTGCCTGACTCTAGAAAATACTTATAAACACTATCCTGTTAAAGCTGTCAGAAATGGCGGCTTTTTATGTTGATGAAGGGAGGTACAAATTGGGACGATTAAAAAATAAAAAACATGAAGATTTTGCGCAAGAATATGCAAAGACTGGGAATGCTTATCAGTCGGCTATTGTAGCTGGATATTCTGAAAAATATGCAAAAGCGCAGTCTTATAAATTGTTGGAAATTGTTGGAATTTCTGAACGCATTAAAGAAATTCATAAGGAAACTGAACAAAAGCTAATCGAACGTTCTGAACTTGAACCTCCTATGTCTGACGAGGAATTACTTAGCCTTCTTTATGGTGTAGCAAGACAGCGACCGTACACTGGTAGGACATTGATAAAAACAACAATGGATGGGGAAACGTCCGAGGTGGTAAAAGAGTATCAATATTCTCCGAACACAGAAGATAAGCTAGTTGCCCTAGATAAACTTGCGAGGATAAGGGGGATGTACTCTGACAAGCTTGAGGTTGGGATAACTGAGACACCAGTATTCGTTGATGATTTGAGTGATTCTGATGGCTAAACTATCTGATTTTATTCCAAAAGCTTTTGCACCTACTTGGAGAGCAGCTTTAAATAGTAATATCTTAAATATTGTGGAAAAAGGAGGGCGTGGTTCAGGTAAGTCGTCTGACATCGCACATATTATTACTCAATTGTTAATGAGATATGCTGTTAATGCTGTTGGTATTCGCTATGTTGATAACACACTTGAGCAGTCAATATACGAACAAATGAAATGGGCCATTGAGGAGCAAGGAGTTACACATTTATTTAAGTTCAATAAATCTCCGTTACGAATAACTTATATCCCACGTGGGAACTATATGATATTTCGAGGAGCACAAAACCCTGAGCGTATCAAATCATTAAAAGATAGCAAGTTCCCGTTTACAATCGGTTGGATTGAGGAATTAGGCGAATTCAAAAGTGAAGATGAAGTAACGACTATCACCAATTCTTTATTACGTGGAGAATTAGCTGACGGTCTTTTTTACAAGTTTTTCTATTCGTATAACCCTCCAAAACGTAAACAATCATGGGTGAATAAGAAATACGAAACATCTTTTCAGCCTAAAAATACTTTTGTTCATCATTCTACTTATCACGATAATCCCTTTATTTCTAAGGAGTTTGTAGAAGAAGCCGAAGCAACAAGAGCTAGAAGCCAAAGGCGCTATGATTGGGAATATATGGGAAAAGCAATTGGTTCTGGAGTTGTACCATTCGATAATTTACAAGTGGTTCCAGGGAGTATCACTAATGAAATGGTTGAAAACTTTGATAATATTAGACCCGCGGTTGACTTTGGTTATGCTACTGATCCACTTGCATATGTAAGATGGCATTATGACAAAAAGCATAATGGAATTTATGCAATTGATGAACTTTATGGCCAAAAGATAAGTAATAGAGATCTGGCTAAGTGGTTACACAAAAAAGGATATCAATCAGACGTTATATTTGCCGATAGTGCAGAACCTAAGTCAATAGCTGAATTGAAATCAGAACACAACATTCCTCGAATAAAAGGAGTTAAAAAAGGCCCTGACTCTGTTGAGTATGGGGAACAATGGCTTGATGACTTAGATTTTATTTGTATTGACCCTAAGCGCACTCCTAAAATAGCTTGGGAGTTTGAGAATATTGATTATCAAGTGGACAAAGATGGCAATCCTAAGCCGCGATTAGAGGATAAGGATAACCATGCGATAGATGCGACAAGATATGCCTTTAGTGAAGATATGAAGAACGTTAAAGTTAAGATTGCTTCTAAATCTAGTTTTGGCTTTGTTTAGTAAGGAGAAAAATGACAATAAAAATAAATAGAGAGGTTGCAGGAGATTTAAACAATCCGACTTCTGAATTGCTTAATTATTGTATTAACCAACATCAGAGTGAATTTTTTCGTTTAGAAAAATTATCTGATTATTATGATGGTAAGCAAGATATTCTAAAGAGGACGAAAGATAGTACTGCAGCACCTAACAATAAAGTTTTAATTAATCATGCAAAATATGTTACTGATATGAATGTTGGTTTCATGGTAGGAAATCCAGTCGCTTATACAAGTAGTGATGATATTCAAGCAATATTGGATGCATATACAAAGGTAGATATTGTGTCACATGACACTGAACTGGAAAAGGACTTGTCTGTTTTTGGAGTTGGATATGAGCTAATATATCTTAACCAAGATCCGTTGACAAAGGAGTTATATGCAGACATTAAATGTATAGACCCAAGAGGTATTTTCTTAGTCACAGATGATACGATTGATGCGAATCCTCTATTTGCAGTACATTATCAACCTGTGTATGATTTACGGGGAGCAGTAGACCACTATTTAGTTAAGTATTACAACGATAATCGAGTTATAACTTATACCTGTGATTCGGTAGGTTTTGGTTCTTATGAACTAATCAAAGCTTTACCTCATTATTTTAAAGCTGTTCCTGTTATTGAGTATAGAAATAATGAAGAAAGACAGGGAGATTTTGAACAAGCTATTAGTTTGATAGATGCATATAATCTACTACAGTCTGACCGTTTAAATGATAAAGAAGCATTTGTGGATGCTATTCTTTTTATAAGAGGTTTTGCTTTAGAAGATGGTGATGGAGAACTACTAGCTAAAGAAAAGTTGCTTCAAACAACTGCTTCACCATCTGAAGTAGATGCCGATTATCTCATTAAACAAATGGATGAGAGTTCAGTAGCAGTTCTAAGGGATTCATTACTTGAAGACATTCATAAAATCACTTATATCCCCAATATGAACGATAAAAACTTTTCAGGGAATGTTAGTGGTGAAGCAATGAAATACAAGCTGTTTGGGTTGCTACAGCTCATGTCTGTTAAATCTCGTTATATGGTTAAAGGTTTACGACAAAGGCTTGAAATATTTACTAATTACCTCAAAATTACTAACAATACAATTGATATTGATGGAATCAAGATAAAACTCAAACCAAACCTACCAATAAATACAACAGATATCGTGAATCAGATTGTACAAGCACATCAAGCAGGTATCTTACCTCTTAAAACATTGCTTACCTGGTTACCAGATATAGATAATGTTGACGAAGTTTTGGAGCAGCTGCAAGAGGAAAAAGAGCAAGCAATTGAGTTGAATCAGAAAGCGATGGGTGTACAAGCTGAAGACAGTCATAGCGATTTAGAAGACAATAGCAGTAACGGCGATCTAGATAAAACTAATAAAGGGAAAGAAGAAGGTAAATAAAATGGAATTTAAATTTAGTGATAAAACTATCGAAATGTTTAATGAGTTGAGCAAAAACATCGTAACAGCACTTGATGAAAAAGCTATCAGAGAGCAAATCGAATTACAAGGTGCTCTTAAAGATACTGCAAAACATGGCAAAATACTTTATACCGAATGTTTAAAACAGGGATTTGATAAAAGCGAGGCTATGGCGTTTACCCTCGGTTTTTTAACAGGTATTTCTAAATGATAAAAGCAATATTCAAAAAGAAGAATAATCAAATCTATTGGTATCAAGTCACTGGTCATGCTAACTTTTCTACTGCAGGTACAGATATTGTTTGTGCTGGTGTTTCTTCTTTGTATATTACACTAACCAATTCCTTGTTATCACTTGGTAAAACTTTTGAACGTGATGAAGGATATTTTATTTTAGATGCTACTCAGCAAGAGGATATTCTTTTAAAAGCCTTATACAACGGTATTAACGAGATTGCTAAACAATATCCAGATTATGTAAAAGTGGAGGGATAAGAAATGTCTGACTACTGGCAAAAGCGAGCAATTAAGGCCGAAAAAAAAGTAAATGACGGTGCAAAGCAGCTTGAAGACGTAGTCGCACAGGCATATAGACAAGCCCAGTCTTATTTTAATCGTCAAATATCAAAGCTATTTAATCGTGTTAAACAACAAACAAAGCTATCAGAAGACGATGCGAGAGAACTACTAAACCAAACTGTTTCAGTTGAAGAACTAGTGGAGTTGAAACGGCTGGCTAAGGATATCACTCAACCAGAGTTACAAAAACAAGCTCAAAATCGTTTAACTGGTCTTGCTGTTAAATCTCGTATTACTCGAGTTGAAGAACTCAAAGCAAAATCATATTTGGTTTCGAAACAGATTGCAGATGTTCAATTACAAAAACAAACTGATTTCTATATCGATACAATCCACGGAAGTTATCGAGAAGCGACTGCAGAAACAGTTATTAGAAAAGCCGTGGATGAATCAAAAAATGGAGTTATAACAGAATCATGGAATAAAGAGGGTTATAAACTCAAAGAGTTATCTACGCCAGATACAAAGCATATTTTGAACTCTCACTGGAAGGGCAGCAACTACTCTGAAAGAATTTGGAATGATACTGATGCTTTAGCTAAGAGACTTAAAGAACTCTTTACCGTTGAATCATTAACTGGTATGAGTGAATTTGAGATGGCTCAGACAGTAGCAAAAGAATTTGATCGTTCTATCAATGTTGCAAAGCGCTTGATAAGAACTGAAGCAAATTATATGGCAAACCAAGCCAAATTAAAGTCCTGGAAAGATAATGGAGTAAAGCAATACATGATTATTGCAATCTTAGACCTCCGAACATCTCAAATTTGTCGAAACAAGGACCACAAAGTATATTTTGTTTCGGAAGCTATTGTAGATGGTGCAGAAGGGACATATCCGCCGTTTCATCCGTGGTGTAGGTCAGTTGCTTCATATTATTCTAAGCGCCTGAATAACACTTCGCGAAAGGCGGTTGATCCGATTACTGGGAAAACATTTGATATAAAGGGAAGTACAACATACAACGAGTGGATGGATACCCTAAAATCAAAATATTCCCAAGAAGAACTAAATAATTCCAGAAAAAAATAAGCGTGTGGAAGATGCCATGCGCTTTTCTTATATCTAAAGGAGGGGAAAATGAACGAATTACAATTTACAAACGCAGCGAGACAATTAGTTGCTGACTTTTCAAATGAAAAGAATGAACAGCAATTAAAAGCGGAAGAAGTATATGTAGTATGGGCATGTAAAACACTGCAAAACAATAAAGCATTACTTTCTACCAATATTCCAGATGGTCGTTATTATGAAGTGACTTACAACGGGGATAAAGGTGAGATTTATTTTGATTCTTATATCAAGGAACACAACCAACTCATTAAATAAAAGGGAGAAACTATGGAACTAATCGTATTTACAAATAACGGTCAAACTTATCACTTTTTTGAAGTATCTGATTTTAAACCGACTACCACAGGCTTTAGCTTTACTTATACAGGGAAAGCTACTGGGGTAACTCGTACAGCAGTATTCAATAATACGAGTACTGCGGGATATGCCTTGGCAGAAACAAAATAATTTTAAACCCGTCGAAATCACGGGTTTTTCTTATGTCCAAGCGTGATGACTTTAAAAGCTTCGGAAGTGCAAGCATTGAACCACTTTAAAAGCAATTGGAAAGGAACAATAATATGAAAATCGCTACATTATGCGGAAACAGTTTAATTAAGCTCAACTTACAACACTTTGCAGAAGGTCAAGAAGACGGTGATGGTGGAGAAGGCACTGGCCAAGCTACTCCACCTGAATTCGACGCTGACAGTCTGACAGATGAACAAGTTGCAGCAATCAAAGAAAAGTTTGGACTTAAAGATGATAATGATGTTGACTCTATTGTGAAGTCTAAACGAAGCCGTTGGCAGAAAGAGCTTGAAGAAGAAAAAAATGAAGCTGCACGATTAGCCAAACTTTCAGAAGAAGAGCGTCAACAAGCTCTAGCACAAAAGGAAAAGGAAGATTTCGAAAAAGAAAAAGCAGCTTTTCGTCAAGAACAACTTCTTGTTGAGAAAGGCAAACAACTTCAAGAAATTGGTATTCCAAGTACTCTTGCTGCACGTATTCAAGGTAGCACAGCTGAAGAAGTTATTGAAGATGTTAAAGCATTTAAAAATGAATGGGATAAAGCAATAGAAGTTGCTGTTAAACAAACGCTAGCAAGCTCTATTGACCGTCCATTAGGTGGCAATAGCACCCCTAATAAAAAGATTGATATTTCTGAAATGACTTATGATGAGGTGCTTAACCTGAAAAAAACTAACCCTAAAGCCTATGAACAGGCTGTAAAATAAGGAGATATAAAATATGAAAAAGAAACTATTGAAATTAAATTTGCAGCACTTTGCAGATGTAGTGACGTTTTTAAACTCACAAGTTGACCCAGAAGTAATGGGACAAATGGTGGCATCACAACTGCCAAAAGCTATTAAGTTCTCTGGTATTGCTCCGGTAGATACAACATTGGAAGGACAACCTGGTTCAACCATCACACTTCCAAAATATGAATATTCTGGTGATGCCAAAGTTGTATCAGAAGGTGCAGCTATCGAGATGGATGGTTTAAAAACAACTACTCAACAAGCTACTATCAAAAAAGTGGCCAAAGGGATGTCAATCACAGATGAAGCTGTTTTATCTGGTTACGGTGATCCAGCGGGAGAAATTCAACGTCAGATTCGAATGGCTATTGCTTCTGCAATTGATAATGATATCGTTGAAGTAGCTAAGACAGCACCTCTTACAGTTGTTTCCGCAGTCAATCTTGATTTGATTGACCAGCTAGAAGATACTTTTGTTGAAGCTCCTGATGCAATCGAAGAAACAGGATTTAATCAAGGCGTGCTATTTGTTTCATACAAAGATGCAGCCACATTACGTAAAGAAGCTGGTGTAAACTGGACTCGTGCTTCAGATTTGGGAGATGATATCTTAGTTTCTGGTGCATTTGGTGAAGTATTAGGGTGGATGATTGTTCGTTCTAAAAAGGTTACTACTGGTGCACCAATCGCTGTTAAACCAGGCGCAATGAAAACTTATTTGAAACGACAAGCTCTTGTAGAATTTGACCGTGATATCAAAAAGAAAATTACAGAATTCACTGGTGATGAGCACTATGTAGTAGCCATTGTAGATGATTCTAAAATTGTACGTGTTGAAACTGCTCCAATTCCAGTTACTGGTGTTACCATGTCACAGAAAACTGCCTCAATGAAAGTAGGGGATACTAAACAAGTAACAGGAACAGTTGCACCAACAAATGCCACAAATAAAACTGTAACTTATACATCATCTGACGAAGCAGTAGCTACAGTTGATGCGAATGGTAAAATTACAGCTATTGCTGCGGGATCAGCGGATGTTACTGTAACAACTGATGATGGTGGTAAAACAGATAAATGTGCTGTCACTGTAACAGCGCCTTGATTTAAAGAAGTGAGGTAGTCATGGAAAAGGACGATATGAAAGAAGCTGCTATCAAAAGGTTAGTAACTGAACTAGGAATTAAAGAAGAACAGGCAACATGGCTTATTGAGGATGCAGTGGTGCTTGTCCTTGATTATACTTGCAGAGATATAATGTTAGATGCTATGTGGATTTATGCAAGACAGATTGCTACTATCGCCTATAATCGTCAAGGAACAGAAGGGGAAACAAGTCGTTCGGAAGGTGGAGTTTCTCAATCGTTCAACGAAGATATCCCTCTGAATATTCAACGCAACCTTAATAGATATCGTTTAGGAAAGGTAGTGAAGTTTTATGCGCCTAAAGAAGAATGATCTGGTTACTGTTTACTTTAGAGAAAGAACAGTAACTCAAGATGATGAATCAAACGAGACTATTTCATGGGGGGAGTCCGTAGCGTTAGAAATGAATGTTCAGTCTGCGAGTGGTGCTGTAAATGCAACTATATATGGTTCTAAGCTTTCTAGTATGAAATCATGTAAGTATCAGGGAGACAAACTCAAAGAAGGAAGAGATGAAGGAAATGGGATTTGTCTTTTTGTTGATAAAGATGAAGACCCCGATTACAGAATTAAGTCTATACAACCTTTCTCAACTCATTGCAATATTATGCTAGAGAGGAATGATGAACATGGGCGTTAAAATAAAAGGCATGGAAAAACTTCGAAGCAAAGTAAATGCTTTACCCAAGGTTTTAAATGAGGCGCTGAATTCGGCAACTTATGAAATCACTGAACTTGTACGAGCATCAGCTGAGTTACGACTCTCTTCTAGTATGAAATTTAGTAGTGGAGAATTACTTGGAAGCTTAAAATCAGAAGTAGTTATTGATTCAGATGGCAAGCTAGTTGGACGAGTTTGGTCAGACAAAGCTCAAGCTATATATCGTGAATTTGGTACAGGACCTGTTGGTGAAAACAGCCCCAAAGACCTTCCAGAAGATATACACCCTGTTTATACACAAACAAGATGGTTTATACCAGCTTCGGAAGTCGGCATGGATTTAACTGAAGCTTATGGCATTCCTAAAATTACTATTGAAGGAAAGGAATTCTATATTAGTCGCGGACAGCCATCACGTCCATTTCTTTACCCTGCTCTTAAAGAAATCTTGCCACAAGCTCCTGAGATTTATAAAGAACATGTGCAAGAAAAATTGAGGGGGCTAAAATAATGGAAAAAGTTAATCTGAAGACAATTACCGTTTCTATTCTAAATGAGCTATCGGAAATTAAGAGAGTAGCGACAGATTATCCATCAACATGGAACACCTTCCCAACTGCAATCTATCGGACAAATAATAGCCCGCATTTTGTAGATGGAAAAGGAAATGAATTACAAACAAAGTGGAATATCACTATTGAATTGTATTCAGAAAGTAGTTTGACGAATCTAGTAACTAACTTACTCGATAAATTTCGAACTATTGGTTTTACAGGCACGTCTAAAGATGCAAATACAGCAGATTTAAAACGTGTAATTATTGATATATCCGCAATCGTGGATAACAAAACAAAATATGTTTATAAAAAATAGGAGGAAATAAACATGACAACATTTGCAGGTCTTTTATCAAAAGGCGCGGTCCTATCTTATAAAGATGGACAAACAACTAAAGAAATTGCCGCCGTTAAATCCATTCCAGCTATGGGATCAGATCCAGAAAAAGTTGACGTGACACATCTCATGTCTGAAAAGAAAGCATATATCGCAGGTATACAAGATACTGATAACATGGAATTTGCTATTATCTATCAAGGTGATAACTTTAAAGATGTAGATGCATTAGTAAAACTAGGTAAAGCGGTAGATTGGACTGTAACTTATGCAGACGGATTGAAAGTTGAGTTTACGGGTCAACCATCATACAAATTTGATGGGGTTGAGGTTAACCAAGCGCTTGGATTTAACTTGGTAGTTGTTGTATCAGAAGGTCCAGATTTCACACCAGTGTCTACACCCAGTTGATCCCCAGCTACCAACTGGGGTTAGCCTAAATAAAACAACACTTTCTCTTGAAGTTGGAGGAACTGAAACCCTGACAGCTACAGTTACTCCTGCTGATGCAGAGAATAAAACTGTTGCATGGACTTCAAGTGATACAGCCGTAGCTACAGTATCAACTGCAGGAAAAGTAACTGCAGTTAGTGCAGGAACATGTAAAATTACAGTTTCAACTAAAGCAAATGGCTTAAAAGCTGAGTGTGATTTAACTGTCACAGAAGCACAAGGTGAATAATAAAGTAATCAATTAGAGGTTAGTCCAGGACTAGCCTTTTTATTTTTAAAAAGAATATGGAGAATAAAAATGACTCAAAACAATATCGTAAAAATGCCTAACACTAAACAATTTGATTTCGGCGGATTGAACCTTCAACTTCGTTTGGATGGGAAAGCTATTTTAGCAATCGAAAAACGCTTAGATGAATCTCTAATGGGACTGTTTTTGAACGGACAAGGGGGAATGAAGCTTCCTGCATCAAATAAACTGCTTATCGTGCTCCAAGGTGCTAATCAAACAAGTCGAGTAACTGACCAAGATTTGGTACGTGCATTCGAAAAGTACTTGGATTCAGGTAAAACAACTCTTGATATGTTCTCTACTATCCAGGAGCTTCTTGATGAAAGTGGTTTTTTCGGCAAGGAAACGGAGAAAGAAGCGACAAATGGGGAATCTCTGGACAAGGAAGTAGAAGGGGAAGAACTCCTTTAAAAACCTACGATAATTTATCAAAGATGCTAGAGGACTTATACCCACAAGCTGTAGAGGCAGGAATTGCTTCAACAGACTTTTGGAGTATGACTTTAGATGAAATAATGGTTCAAGTCGAGGCAAACAAGAAGCGGCACGAAAATAGTTTACGTGAACAAGCGATGTTTGATTACTCTCAACAGCGTATGGCTATATATGCATTTAATGATCCTAAGAATTTTCCTAAATTTGAAGAAGCTTATCCTTTCTTGAATAAGATTGAAGAAGAGGTTAAACAAGCAGTTTCTGCAGCAGAAATTAGTAAGTTACAAATGCTCAAGGATCAAGAAATTATGATGCAAAATGCTAAGGCAATCAGAGCTACACGAGAAAGAAAGAGAAAGAAAAATAATAAATAGTAAGGAGGTGAGATAAATGGAATTAGAAACTCTTGAAGTCCTGTTGGATATCAATATGTCTCAAATGCAAGAAAAGATTGATAGAGTCATGCCTAATCTCGAAGGGATGATGTCACGTATTGAGAAATTAACAGGGAATTCAATGAATCGTACTGAGAAAAGTATGGATATTGAAAAAGGGACTACTCGTTTTACTCAGCAGATTGAAAAAATGAATCAAAATTTTGAAAAGATGCTGGATAAAATGGAAAGCACAACAAAGAAATCATCTGAGAGTATTGGAAACAATCTATCTTCTGGAGTAAAAAAAGCACGCCCTAAAGTTTCAAAAGAAATAGATGCAATGCTTAATGATATTAATGCAAAAATGGGACAAGCGAAGGCAGCGCAGGAAAAGGTTGCTTATCTAAAATCACAACGTCAGAGCGCATCATCACAGGGTGATAGTGGTAAGACAGTAAAATACGATGAACAGATAGCCCGCGCACAGGCTTCTATGGTTAAGTATCAAGACCAAGCAAGAAGTGTTGCGAAAGCCTTGAAAAATGAATTTGATGCTGTGCCACAGTCATTAGATGCTATTGCTCGTAAAATGGATGCGAATGAAGCAAAGTATTATACAATTCGAGAGCATATGAAAGGCTTGCAAGATAAACGTCAAGGCCAATTAAAGCCTGTAGGTAGTTTTGCTAAAGGTTTTAAAGATGTAGAAACACCTGATTCTCTTAAGACTTCCCAACAAATCCAAGTACAGTCTGATAAGATGCAAAAACTTGCAAGTAGTAATGATAGACTCCAGAAAGAATATCAGCAAACTGAGGAGCGAGCTGAAGCTTTGAAAAAGGCTATTGGACGAGTTAATTCAGTGCTTGGTCAATCTTCAATGGCTACTGGTTCAGCTGCTAGCGGAGTTAATATGGCTGGTTCTGGATTGAAGCAATCAGAGAGAGCAGTTTCTAAATACGGTGGAGTATTTAACCGTATGTCAAACTCTATTTCTCACGGTGCAGGTGGGATTGGTAATGGTTTAAAAAATTCATTTGGAATTTTAGGTAAATTTGGAGGATTATTCTCTAATACTTCAAGGAAGGTAACCCAAGGGACACGGAGCATGTCTATGGGGAACAATGCATTCTTGCAATCCATGAAGTATTTATTACCTTCGCTCATTGTTTATCAGTTAATTGGTGGTGCAATTAGTAAATTAGCTGGTGGAATGATGAATGCACTTAAGACTAATGATCAATTTTCCAATTCATTGAATCAAATTAAGGTTAATCTTCTTACTGCGTTTTATCCAATCTATACAGCTATCCTTCCAGCAATTAACGCATTTATGAGTGCATTAGCTTCTATTACTGGCCAAATAGCTGCTTTTATTGCCAGTATATTTGGTACAACTTATCAAGCAGCAAAACAAGGGGCAAGCGGTCTTTATGACAATGTCCAGGCTTTGCAAGATACAGGTTCAGCTGCGAGTCAAGCTAAAGAGAAAGTAGATAAACTTCAACGATCACTTATGGGATTTGATGAAATTAATCGTATTGGCTTGCAAGATGATAAAAGTAGTAATTCTGAAAAAACACCGGAAGTAAACAAACCAGGAGTTGATTTTGGTGCAGCAACTGGAAACTATGATGTTCCAGATTGGATGAAAAAAATGCAGAAGTTATTGAAAGATTTCTTCAAACCATTCCAAGACGCATGGAAAAACCAAGGTCAAAAAGTTATCGATGCATGGAAATATGCATTAGGAGAAGTGATTGGTCTAGCTTCAGCAATTGGAAAATCTTTTATGGAAGTATGGACCAATGGTACTGGACAAAAATTTATTGAAAATCTACTTATCTTACTTGCGGACGTCCTGAACATTATTGGAGATATTGCTCGTGCATTCAAGGATGCATGGAATGATGGTGGACGAGGCACTGCTCTAATACAATCGATTTTTGATATGTTCAACCGAATTCTAGAATTGCTTCATTCTATTGCACAAGCATTTAGAGATGCGTGGAACGATGGAACAGGAGAAGCTATTGCAGCGAATCTTCTGGAGATTTTCACTAATATCTTTGATACTATTGGTAATCTTGCTAGTCAATTTAAAAAAGCTTGGGACGAAGGCGGAACAGGCCAGAAAATCTTTTCTATCATTTTAGGTATCATTAATGATTTACTTGGACATATTAATAATATGACTAAGGCTACAGCTGATTGGGCAAAAACGTTAGATTTTACCCCTCTTCTCAATAGCATTAAAAAGCTATTAGAAAATATACAACCGTTATCTGATAACATTGGTGGCGGTTTAGAGTGGTTTTATAAAAATGTCTTACTGCCATTGGCAGGCTTTACGATCCAGGAGCTGATTCCAAACTTCTTAAATGTTTTAAGTGCTGCAATAAAAGATATAAATATTGTCATTGATGCTTTAAAACCTCTAGGCGCTTGGCTCTTTGATAGTTTCTTACAACCTATCGCTGCATGGACAGGCGGAACAATTATCGATATTCTTAAAGGTTTAAACAACGTTCTGGGAGATATTGGTAATTGGATTAGTAAAAATCAGTCACTTGTAGAGACGGCGGCTAAAGTAATTATAGGGCTATTTGCTTTTAAAGCTGCTACTGCTGGATTAAATGGTGGAATTGGACTACTTGGTAGTCTTGCAGATAAAGCTGTTCTTTTAGCTGGTAAACAAGGCGTTGTAAAAGGAGTTTTTGAAGGTATAACAGGTATTGGAAACCTGAAAGAAGCCGTAACAAATATGAAAACCCTCTCTGAACTTTCGTGGGTTGCTATTAAGGATGGTGCGTCTAATATTGCGACATTTGCAACGAGTACGGTAAGGATGGGTGTTGAAATAGCTAGTGCTACAGGTAAACTCATAGCTCACGGCGCTCAAATTGCTATAGATACTGGACTTATGGTAGCAAATGCTACTCAACAAGCTATTATGACTGCTGCAACTGCTGCTTGGAATATAGTAGCCGGAATTGCAGCAGGCGTCACAACTGCATTAGGTACAGCTTTTGCCTTTTTAACAAGTCCAATAGGTATTGCAATAGTAGCCATTGGAGCTATCATTGCAATTGGTGTACTTTTATACAAAAACTGGGATGAAATCACAGAAGCAGCTGGAAAACTAGGGAAGTGGATTGGAGAGAAATGGAATGACATTACCAAATCCACAAGTGAAGCTTGGGATAATGTGAAAAAATGGACTTCTGAAAAGTGGAACGATGCTAAGAAGACAGTAAGTGATACTGCTGACTCTATTGGTTCTAAAGTTTCTACTAAATGGGATGAGATTAAAAAAGGTACTTCTGATACATGGGAAAATGTTAAGAAGGCCACGTCTGATAAATGGAATGAAACTAAGAAATCAGTAAATGAAAATGCCGATTCTATAGGAAGTAAAGTTTCTTCAAAATGGAATGAAATCAAAAGTGGAACAAGCAGTTCATGGAATAATGTAAGAGATTCTGTATCTAGTGCTGCTAATAGTGCTAAAAATAATGCTGTCAATGCATGGTCCAACATGAAAGATCGAATGGGAGACTATGCAGCTAATATTAAATCTACTTCTAAAAATGCGTTTGACAATGTTGCTTCATGGGCTTCTGGGATGGGTGAAAAAATCGGCTCTGGATTGCGGAATGGAGTAAATGCTGTGAAAAGAGGAGCAGCAGCTATCGGAAATGGAATAGTAGGAGTAATTGGTAGTGCAGTAAATGGTGTAATTGACGGTATCAACTGGGTACTTGGAAAAGTAGGTTCAGGAAACAGACTGGGACATTGGGGAGTTCCCCGCTATGCAAATGGTACAAATGGTCACCCAGGAGGTCTTGCTTTAGTAAATGATGGAGCAGGCAGTCAGTGGCAAGAAATGTATCGTACTCCAGATGGGAAAACTGGTCTATTTCCTAAGGTGAAAAACCTTATGGTCGACTTACCAAAAGGAACTCAAGTCTTAAGCGGTTCTAAGACTGCAAGAGCGATGTCCAATATGCCAGCTTATGCAAATGGTATTGGTGATTGGATGGGAGAAAAATGGAACCAGGCAAAAGAAATGGTTGGTGACATTTGGGATTATGCTACTCATCCCGAAAAGATTTTAAGTATTGGGATTAGTAAATTTACGAATCTTTCGCAAGCAGTAGAGCCAGCTCTTTCAATAGCCACAGGTGGAATTTCTACGATGGCTAATGGCGCTGTCAATATGATTAAGAAAGCATTTGATGAAGGAGCACCAAGTCCATCTGGATCTGGTGTGGAACGATGGCGTTCAACTATTAAAAAGTCTCTTTCAATGAATGGCTTACCAACTAGTGCAAACTATGTTAATGCTTGGTTAAGACAAGTTCAGTCTGAATCTGGGGGTAATGAAAAAGCTGTACAAGGTGGATACACCGATGTTAATACTATATCTGGAGATTTGGCAAAAGGCTTACTTCAGACAATATCTGCAACATTTAATGCTTATAAATTCCCAGGTCATGGTAATATCTTTAATGGATTTGATAATTCACTTGCAGCTATCAACTATGCAAAAAGCAGATATGGTGCAAGTGGTATGCTTGGAGTCATTGGACATGGTCACGGTTATGCTAAAGGAACGCCTTATGTTCCAGAAGATCAGTTAGCTATGATTCATGAAGGGGAAATGGTCGTCCCTGCTCAATACAATCCATATAATTCATTAAGTGATTTTAAAGCATTTGAAACATTACAGCTTCCTGAAATGTTTAACGAAAAACCAATGGATTATTCAAACATGTCTGTATCGAATACTTCTTCAGATGTTTCTGGATATGGTTTGGCAAACATGAATGGTTCATTAACAAGCGCTATTATGATGCTAGTTCAATCATTAGGGGCTCAACCAACACAGGATACTAATGGAGATATCGTGATTAACATTGGTGGAAGAGAGTTCGGAAGAATTGCTGTTTCTGAGATAAATAAATACCATAGACAGCTTGGATACACAGAGTTGAACTTATAAAAAGGAGAATATAATGGGAGCGGTACTACAAATAGATGGTGTTACAGTAAAAACACCACAAGAATTTAGTGTAGATATATCGACAATTGATGCGGACTCTTCAGGGAGAAATGCAAATGGTGAAATGGTACGAGATGTAATTGCTCAAAAAACAAAGCTAGTAATTAAGTGGGGACCTTTGAGTGATTCCGAAGTGTCAGATATTCTACAAAGAATAAATAAACCCTTCTTTAATGTTATTTACCCTGATCCACAATTGGGACGTCAACGTACTAAAACATTTTATGCGGGTGATTCTACGACTCCATCTTATTCCTGGAATGATAAATTTAAAGCAATGAAGTGGGAAAATTTATCTGTAAACTTTATAGAAAAGTAGGTGATAATAATGCTTGATGTTTCTAAAGAATTCAAAGAAGCAGTTAAGGCAAGCAATAGAAGGTTTGAAACTAGGATTAAGATTGGTAATACAATCTATACAAAGAAAGATATCAATAACTGGGTTTATACAAGTGGTTCTATTTCTGGAGAAAATCTTCAGATTGGGTCCACTTTTTCTAACTCAATAAAAATAGAGTTCTGCTCCATTCTTGAAAACATTAAAGAGTTGACAGAAATTACTATTGAAGTTGGAATAGCAACATATGATGCAGATTATAATTATGACAATATCCCACCTGAAAAGGTTGGTAGTGCCAAAGTTGGATTTGCTAAACTCATTCATTATCGACCGACTGTTTTTGAGTATGTTCCCTTAGGAACATTTTATGTAACGAGTTGTGATCCAGATAGAAATGAGAAGAAAACGATTGTTGAAGCAAGTGATAGATTTGTTTTCATGGAAAATGAATATGTTTCAGATTTAACATATCCTGCCAAAATAAGAGATGTAGCTCTTGAAATTGCCAATAAGTCTGGATCAGTGATTAACGAAAGCAATTTTGCTATGATTGGCACTTCACTTATTATGAAGCCAGAAGGTTATACTTATAGGCAAGCTTTGGGTCTTGTTGCACAATTTGAAGCAGGATATGCTCGTTTTAACAGGAATAACCAGCTTGAAATAAAACAATTAGTTGACCCAAAATACAGCATAGCACCAGCAGAATACTTCCAAAAAGGACTTACCAAGAATGAATTAATGTATCAAGTAGGCGGTATATCTTGTACTGTGTCTGTTCAAACAGAAGAAGGAACTGAACAAGTCACCTATTTTTCTGGAAGTAATACCGGACCTCAGATTACTTTAGAAAACAAAGTAATGACTCAAAATCTGCTTGACAGTATCTATCAAAAAATAAAGAGTTTGAATTTCTATCCTTTTACATTAAAATGGCGTGGAAATCCTGCTTTAGAAACTGGAGATTGGATTACTTTAGCGGATAGAGACGGAACATTATTTAAAACTCCTAATTTAAGCTATATACTTACGTTCTCAGGCGGTCTAACAGCAACAAGTTCTGCAGATACTAATTCTTCGGCACAAACTGTATCGTCTTATTCGCCTCCACTCAATCAAATTATTAAGGATTTAAATTCAAGGGTTGATGCAGCAGGAAAAAACTCTGTATACGATGGAAATGAAGAACCACCTTATCCTAAGGTTGGTGATTTATGGTTTAAAAAGAATGGTCCAGATGACGAAATATGGATATATTCAAAATTGGAAGATGGAACGTATGACTGGGTTCTTCAAACATCCACTCGTTTATCTGATGAAATACAGGACAAAATTGATAACTCAGTTCCCTCTGATGAGATTGTGAAAACAATAAATCTTTCTGAGGAGATGGACGGAAAAGAATGGTTAAAAATAACGGGGGCCAAGATTTGGTTAACTGATCAGACACGTATAGATGATGCGATTATCCAGGATGCTATGATTGGTAATCTTAGTGCATCTAAACTGACAGCAGGTACAATTAATGCTTCAGATGTGAACATAATTAACCTTAATGCTTCAAATATCTCTACAGGTTCGCTCAATGCAATTGACATAACAGGTTCAACAATTACTGGTTCTAAAATTACCTCAGTAGGTGAAGATTTCACAATGGCTCAAGATAACGGAGCTATAACATGGGGAAGAAATGGTGATGATAAGCAGGTATTCAAACTATATGCAAGTACACAGAACTTAAAAGAAGGAAATATGAGATTAGATGTTGCGGAATCAGGCTCATTTTCTATTAATAGTACTAAGCTTAATAAAAACTTCATTAGTTTGTCTAATCCTAATAACGAGCTGAGAATGTACTCACGTATAGATAATATTTCTATTTATAGTGATGATTTAAATGACCCTATGAAAACTAGTCATAGCCTTGAGTATAACTCTACAATGTTTAGATATCTTAATAGTGGCAAGACAAATATGCCGCAGCTATATGTTAATAGTTCTGGGACTTTTTATATCGGGGACAATGATAACTATATAAAATGTGCAAGTTCAAATATTACAGTAAAGACGACCAAGACGATAATTACAGGTAATCTTGAAATTAATAGCTTTGTTAATGCAAAGGATAATTTATCTGTACAGAAAAATTTTATGGTTTATGGTTCAAAAAATTCTGTAATTAAAACAGAAAGTTACGGACAACGATTACTGAATGCTTATGAAACACCCGAATATCTTTTTGCGGATTACGGTAAAGCAAGGACTGATGAAAACGGAATGATAAAAGTTGATATCGATCCTATTTTTTTAGAAACAGTAAATACTGATAGTAAGAATTATCATGTTTTTGTTAGTCCATATGGTCAAGGAAGTGTGTGGGTAGAAGATGTTGATGTTGATTCATTTGTGATTAAGAGCGATATTCCTAATATGGAAGTTTCATGGAATATCGTTGCATATCGGAGATATTATGAAAATGTACGTTTAGATCACCCACAAGAAGAAAATGAAAAAGGGGATATTATAGATGAATCAAGAAATTGATGCACAAGAGCTAGTAACTCAACTTGTTTCTAAAATTGCACAGCTTGAGCTAGAAAATGCAAAATTAACAGTTTTAGTGAACAGTCAAGTTGAAAGTAATGTAAAAGGAGAAGGAGAGCATGACTTACGAAAAGCAAACTTGGAATAAGTACGATGATTTAAAGACGGAAGAAGAAAACATTCAGAATGGGGCCGTTGTTACAGATAATCGTATGAATCACATGGAAGATGGGATTAGTGCAATTGATTTAGAAATTACATCTCATGAATCAAATAAAACTAATCCTCACAGTGTTACTAAGGAGCAGGTAGGGCTTAGTAATGTTTCCAATTATGGTGTTGCGACCGAAGCAGAAGCGACTGCTGGGACTTCTAATGCAAAATATATGACACCTTCATTAACGAAGAAGGCGGCGAAGTCATACGTAGATAAAACAGATGTTGGTTTATCTAATGTAGATAATGTAAAACAAGCATCAAAATCTGAATTTGATGAACACACAGCAAATAAGAATAATCCTCATAGTGTCACTGCTACACAAGTAGGAGCATATACTAAATCAGAATCAGATGCGAAATTTAAGTTAACAATTAATGATGCCGGTGCAATTTCTGCAGGTACTGATTTAGATTCGCTTAATATTCCAGGTTTCTATGTTATATCAGGTAGAAAGCCAGAT